AGAGTTTTTCTTACCTGATCTTATCACCTAACTTTTCCATCCCTGAGTCTTGCTCTGAATTGAGGTGTAAATCTTGCACCTGGATATTCATAGGTAAAGAAGTCTGAAAGTTCTTGTTCAATACTAGGGTCAGAGAACACACGAACATAGACTTCATCTAATTTTTCAATACTAACTTTCATCACATCCCAGCAAGAAACTTCTTCCATTCAACGCCAGTTTTAATTTGCCAATCTCTGGCTTTAATTTGACCGAGAACAGATTCAAGAAAATAAATCATTGTTTCGAGATAATCAATTTTTACCTGCATTGTATTTAGTTCAGAGTCACCCTTCAAGAATTCATCCATCTCATTCTTGATTGGTTTGATTCCCTGCCATTGTGGCCAGTTTAATTCTTGGAGTTCTTCACGAGAGAGTTCGCCACGATAGTAGCGAAACTTTGCTTTACGCAACATGTTATAGTCTGAAGATAATTTAGTGTGCTTCAATTTAATATTGACAAGCAACTTAATGTATTTGGCATGGAGTTTTGGAGTTGCTGTGGATTGTTCACCGAGATAGTTATCATCTATCTGGCAATCAACGTCCCACATTTCCTGCAATTGTTCTAAGTTCATAATATACCTCAATTAGTCGTAGTAACATTATACTACGATTCTGCAATAAAATCAAATAAATTTGTAGTAACTATAGCGGAAAGTTGCAGTTCCTACGAGATAAGGAACATCTTGATTAGTTGATTGAAACATAATTGAGTCAAGTGATACTGGAAATACGTCAACGAATTGAACTGTTGCAACTGCTTTATTTGATGAACCAAGTATTTCTAAAGTTGCATCAGAATAGTTCTTTGCAAGTTCATTTAACACACCAGATTGATCAGAGTTTACAAAAGAAACATATTGATCATATGACTGAGGAAAGCCCAAAGCAATAATCCAATTCCAAATTGCTTTGTAGTTTGTCATGGTTTCATCAATTAAAAAATTGACATTTAAAGTGTCATACGTAATATGATCACCTGGAAGTGGAACAGATGCAAATGGGTTGGCAAAAGCTGGTTCACCAAAAGTCAATCCTGGAAGATTCGCCTGTTGACAGAAGAATGTAATCGAAGGAAGTTTGAGCACAGTGAAATTAAAACCATTGGGTGACAATGGATTAATGTTCTGTGGTAAAGGGCATGATAGTGTTTTGTCCATAATATTATTTAGGAGATGAAAAAAGGGGATCCGAAGATCCCCTTTAAATTACTGCTTCTATGTCAGTTTCTTAGAAACCAACCTGATGGATTACATCAAGTTAGTAACACGAACCTTACGGTAGTAGTAGTTTACGTCAGCAGTCAATGCTTGGTCGCTGTCAGAGTTATCCAACTGAACGAATGGGTTAGCAACTAGACCGTAACGAGTCTTGAAGCCAATTTTTGGCTGGAAGCTGTTAGGATCAACTGCACGAACCATTTGCAATGGAACGTATGGGCAGTAGAACAAGCCAGCGTCAAACGCTGAAGAACCCTTGTAACCCATAGTGAAGAACTGAGTAGTTCCTTGGTTAGCAGTATATGGGTCAACATATACTTTGTACTTACCATTTAGAACACCAGCGAAAGTAGTGCTTGCTTCATCAACATTCAAAGAAGTGTTAAGAGCAGGAGCATAGTCAAGAACACCAGCCATTGCCAAAGCACTTGCAACATCTGAAGAACAGATGATGAAGTTACCACGACCACGACGAGTTTGTTGAGCAATAGCATTGGCTTCACGTTCGATTTGGAACAATAGACCTTTGAATTTTTCAACAGACCAACGACCATTAGAGTCAGTGTCTAAGTCAAAAGTGCCAGCAGTAGTAGTACCAACAGCTGCACCAACTTTAGCAGTCTTGTAGATAGTACGAATAACTTCACGATTGATTTCTGAAAGAATTTCAGTAGAAAGGATGTTGCTCAATTCGCCTTCAGCGTCAAGACCATGAACAGACTTCATATCTTGTGCTAGTTCGATTGAGTACTCAGCTTTCAAAGCACGAGTCTTAGCAGTAACTGAACGCTTTTCGATAGAGAAAGCCATAGCACCGAAAGAACCATCACCAGTACCACCTTGGCCTAGACGCTCACCAGCGGCAGTAGTATTACCAGTACCAGTAGTGTTGCTAGATGGATTCCAAGAAGAACCAGCATGAGTGCCAGTACCAGAGAAGTCAGTATCAGCTTCGTTGAACAACGCTTCTGTACCACCTTGAGTAGAGTAGCGTGACTTCATTGCGAAAATCAAGCCAGTTGGTTGTGTCATTGGTTGTACACCGCAAACATCATAAGCGATAAGTTGTGGCATTGCACGACGAACCAAGCTGATCAATACTGGATCAAACTTAGCGAAACCGCCAGTGTCACCATAAGAACCAACAGCGTTAGCTGGAGCAGCTTCGTTCAATTCGCCCATGGCTTCACGACCACGACGCATTTCGATTTCTTGGTTTTCTAATAGAACAGCAGTAACTTCACGACGATACTGTTCCTTGATTGGGGCTGCGCCCGAGTGGTCCAATACTGGAGCCCACTTTTTTACGAGATCTTGACGAATAGTCATTTTGATTTCCTTTATTTATTACGGTTGAGGATACTAGTGTAAGCAGCCATAACTGGATCTAATTTCTTTTCTTCAGTTAGTGTGTCTACAGGAGCATCGGTAACTACAGACTTAACATCTGCTTGTGCTTTCTTAGTAGTGAAATAGTTTTCACGAATAGTTTGTAACTTAGTTCTGAAAGTAGTTTCGCTTTCGAAAGTTAATTCTTCAGCAAGACCTTTTAGCTTTTCAGCTTCTGTGTCAGCCAAGCCATGTGCAGCTTCTTGAACCAATTCAGTACGCTTCAATTCACCAAGAGTTTTATTCAACTCGATGTTTGACTCAACTGTTTCAGTCAACTTAGCTTCTAGGGTTTCAACTTTCTCTTCTAGTGCACCAAGTACATCGAATTTCTCTTCAGGAATATCGATATAGTGCTCAACGAAAAGTTCTTTCATACCAGATACAAAACCTTCAAGAATTTCAGATTTCATACCATGCTCAAGGGCAATTTCATTCTGTGTCATCCACTGCTCGACAACGTAGTCGAGATATCCATCAACTTTTTCAACCAAACCCTCTTTCATTTCTTCAACTTGCTCAGCAAGTTTAACTTCATTTTCTTCATGAATGCGTGCGACTTCAGTCTTAACACGATTCATAACAGCAGCTTCAAAAATTGTTTCAGCTTTCTGTCTAAATTCTTCACTTAATTCTTCGCCATTTAAAAGAGCATCAACGTCTTCTTTCATGTTTGGCTTAGCACCAGTTGGACCAGCAACTACTGGAGACTGGTCACCAGCTTCTGCTTTTGCAGTAGCAACATTTGGCTTCTTAGATGTAGCACCTGCTGCCTCATCTTCGTCGTCTACATTGTTTTTAGCATTTTCTGGGTTTGGTGTTTCACCACCATTAGGAACAGAATTAGTAGCAGTGCGCATAACTGATTGATCACCAGCTTGTGCGCTACCTTTAGCGGAATTCTGACCACCCTCGTTGCCCATTGGTTTTGCTTCTTCTAATCTTTGTTTATTAGATTCAGCAAGCATCTCGGCGATTTTTTGTTCGATTGACATCGTTTTTCTCCTAACTGGAATAGTTCTATATTATTTATTAATTATCTGATTTTACTCAGAAAACTTTGAAAAGCGAGGATCTTCGCTTCTTCTAGATTACGTGAAGAAGTTTTGCGAATGAATCGCTGAGTTTCTTCAATATGTTTTTCCACAAACTTTCCATCAACGAAAACCCACTCTTTGCTTTCCATGATACCACGTACGTAGGCATCAGGTGCAGATGGGTCTGCAACGATATCTGCTGCTGTTGACAGCATAAAATCGTCCTGAACAATTTGTACACCTTCATTATTTGTTTGAAGGGATCCAAGTGCTCGACTAGACACGCCAAGGTTTGCGCCACCCTCGAGTAAACCGATAGCGATTTTACCCATAGGTGTTTCTAGAATCTTTGCCTTGCCGATATAATTAGTGCCTTCTTTGTGTAGCGAAGTGATCAAGTGGGAAACACGATCAAGATTGATCTGTGGATTTTCTGGATGACCAAGTTCACCGTATGCACGATTCTTCTCGACATATTCTTTAATGTAACGACCGACTTCTTTATCCATAATTTTTTCTGGATACATACGACCATTACGGTTTTTCAATTCTGATTGAAGGAATACACCTTCAATGAAGTGGGTTTTACCTTTACCGATTTTACTTTCGGTAACTAGGTTAACTGGATTATCTAATACTTCTCTAATAAGTTTCATGATTACACCTTATCTGGAGAGCCAGAAACAGTAGTTGAAGCACCAACACGAGTAGTGTCGTCATAAGAACCATAAGTAGCTGGTTCAACTTTAGTATCCCAACCAGCAATTTTACGTAGGGTGATATAACCAGTTACTGGTTTAGCTACATCATTAACGATAACAATGTCAGCTGTGTTGTTTGTGTTATCAGTAATACCGTATTGTGTTAAATCTAATATTGGAACATTTTCTGGTGATACAGAAATAATATTTTTACCGCTACGAGTAACACGAGTGCCAGCACCAAGTTCACCAGTACAAATAAAACGAACAATGTTTACTGCTGGAGTATCAGAATTTCTTGTTTGAGTAGATGCAGTTAAATTGGCAATAGTAATAGTGCCAGACTCTGCA